GTAAATAGTCTGACCCTGTAGGATCTGACTGCTAAGAAACTTGTAGCCTAAGAAAATTCCCCCGTGCGTAAAACGGGTTGAAACAAAGGCTAGTTTCAAAGCAGTTTTAACACACGAGGTGACCTAGCAACTACCACTAGGATTTACTGTTTAAGTAAATGGATCAGGGTCCACATATTCCCACATAGTGGGCACATTGGTGAAGAAAAACAGATTAAAGTCTTCACCAGTCGCGACATAACGCCTAATTGACATACGACTATTGCTGTCGTCTGTCGCATTCACCACATATCTATGGTTCATCGTGTCAGTATCATCATATGAATACCCCCCATTCACAGTTAAGGCTTTTGCATACGCAAACCTATTTGGTGAGTAGAAAGGTAATTCAATTTCCAGAACTGGTTGAGTGTGTGCTGGTGACACAGACATGCCAGACCAACCAGTATCTTGCCGAAGCATATTACGAGCTGATGTATTGGAACTAGAACCGACTGATAACAAATTCACTGAATCATACTCTGATGACTCAGGAAACCGTGATACGGAATGAGTGGCGTGATGTTCGGTGTCAGAGTAAGGTAACAACAAATACTTATAACGTATTGCACCCCTCCAACCACCGTACGCGGGTGTTAAATAATTAATTAATGTATTATTAGTATAATTATAAGGGACTGGAGCTACACCGTCTAAGGCAGTATTGATACCATCGTCAAAGTAGCCCCTATAGTATGGGAAATTAGAGAGAGTTAGTACGCGCGAAGAGAGAGAATTAACTCGTGCAGAGTTAGTAAGACCAAAACCCTGCAAGGCTGATATCGCTTCAAAAGAGAACGGAAGGACACAATGCGCTCACCAAAGAAAACATTCATCTTGGTGTGCACTTTGTCATTAGACTCGCCCACACACACTTCAGACGTAGGTGCCATTTCACCTTTCGACTTATCCGATACATCATCAGATTGTGACTCAATCTCAAAAGACTGTGACTCAACGTCAGGTGCAAGAGACAAATATCGAATTTTCTCGTCAGAAGGGTTTGCAAGACAAAAGTCATCCCCCGCTCGCACAGAGACCAAAATCTGAACCGGATCAATTGGCACACTAGCAGGTGAAGTCAGTGTGTTCAATACACTAACGGAAATAGATCCATTAGTGAAAAGCGGGCTTCCTGCAGCAGTACCACTAGCAAAATCATAAGTTGCAGTAGCATTGGTTATTGAGAAAACACGCTTGTACGGCTCAGGTTGCATCCAAGAAACACAAATCTCAAAATCTCGCTCCTCGCTAATATCTACAATGCGTGTATAAGAGGTATTAAAGGTAGAAAGGTTACTAAAGGTTGCTTCATTAGGATCGATAATAAAACGGAGTCGACCCTTATGAAAGTTTGATCCAACTATCTGAAATCGGTAGATAATTGTACCAGACCAATGGAGGAAAGGAAGTGAGGCAAATGAAATAGGGAGAATAGTGCGGCCATCACCACCGCCTGCTGTGAATGAACCGGCAATAGGATTAACAGCTATGGAGCCAAGAGGAGCATCAGATGCATAGGAATTTTCCCACACCATAGTTCCCAGATAACTTTCCTTCTGAAGAATATAGTCGAGGGACATTTCGTCTTTGTCCCCAAGACCAACAGTACGTGGGTCAACACATAATTCTTGCTTGGAATCGAACGTAAGTTTACGAACAGTTTCTGGGGCATCAGTGTTGGCTAAGTTACCAGCATATGTAGGACGCATATAACTAGGATCATTAAGGACTATAGGTCGAGAGAATCCAAAAATGGATGCAACATGACCTAATTTCCGTGCCATTTGCTCCGTAGCCTTAGCATACTTCCCAATTACTGGCACACGAGAGAGTGAACCAGCAGCAGAAGCAGTTGCTGAAGAGATGCGTCCAACAATACCTTTGCCATACTCGTCAGACTGAGATTCAACATGCGTCGGAATACACAAACGCACGTCTTCAGCCCATGCGAAAGCCATGATATTGACCGGGTCACTGCCAGCATTAGCATGCGACAAAGGTCCAAACGATTTGACCGAGATTGAGCCAACAGCACCATTCTCCCAATCGGGAGTACCAGCAACGTGGAACCAATTCTTGTGCCAGAAAAATGGCAACTCAAGAATTCCACCTTCATTAGTGGTCGGATTAAGGTGCATATGAGGTAATTGGGATAATTGAATAAGACGAGATTGATCATCAGAAGGAATCACAGGTTGCGGTCTCCCAGCAACAGCACCCAAATTGGGTACATAAGAGACAAGTGTGCGACCGTAGTGAAAACCATTGCCGTTGATAACAAATTTTACTTTGAGTTTGCAACGTAAAAGATTATAATTGTTGACCCTAGCCTTAATGGCAGGATCATCAAGGAAGAGTGACCAGGGGTCAAAGTAATCATTTAATGCAGCTCCAACAGCCCATTCCTGCGAGTAAACACGCACAGGACGGCCTAGAAATTCGCCAAGGTCAGCGTCCCTATATCCACCTTCATCATATGTGGGATCAGGTGTTGATACAACCGTTGCCACAGTGGATCCCAGGTCATCGTGGAAGTGGAGGTTTTGAACAGTAGTCTGTTCGGAGTTATTATTATTGTAAGAAGTAAGTCAAAATTTAAACATACATGTGCACGACTTAATGCACAGATATTTACAATGGGATGTCGGGCACTTATATAAAAATACAAAATCTTGGGCAGATTACCCTTACACCGCAGTCATACTTTTGTTCCCACACAAAAGCAGAATCACACGATGCATCTATTTTAAACTTTATGTACGCATAGATACGGACACCCAGTTTTACGCCATGGGGGGCTAGTTATTTATTTACATATAGTCTTCTTTCCATTGGAGCATACGTTCGTCATAGGTTTTAAACTGGACGTGCATACCCAAACGGCAATCATCAACTATTAATCGCATCTGGTCTAGGCGAGTATTATATTGTTCTCTACCATAATAGAACCATTCGCGCATAGCATTGTCGATAACAACACCAGCATGCTGCGTCTCAGTCAATTCTTTGGACTTTAACACAGTGTGGAGCTGTTTAAAAATCGATGCTTCTTCCAATGGGGCAGCATAGTGGCCCATTTCCTCACACCAAAGCTCACCACGCTTTAGGAACGTTGCTTCATCGGAATGGATATAAGGTACAGATTCAGACTCCTTGTCTGCCATAGTATAGACCACTCCTACTTTCAAAAGCTCTTCGGCAACACGAGTATGGTTATAATCAGAATATCCCTCTTTAACAGACATCTTGTTGTCATCACCGTAACACATAACAGACACCACTTCATTGAAGCGGCAGACCGGATTGGTGTATATTGCATAATAGGCGTACCGAAGATACAAACTATTGCAAAAGTTATTGATGATTACTGTAAGTGGCTGTCCAGACGGGTTAGAACCAAAGAACTGAATGATATCCCCATTAAATTCATATAGAGGAAAACAAATGTCAGTGGCTATACCCCTCATAATTTTGAGAGAATCTTCATTGAAATTTCCCGACCACTCGGCCATAGATATTATAATCTTAAAGGCTTTTAGCATTATTTCAGAAGACATAGTTCCGTCGAAACCTGCATAATCACCAGCTATGACTCTTTCTCGACCATATTTATTCATATGGTTTACGAGCTGAGTCCATGCTGGACCATAGCAGTTAGTTCCAACAGCACATTCGAATGTTGTGGCATTTTCCATAGTGAGTTTACACACCCAAACAAAATATTGTCGCACCAGTAACAGGAAAGCAGTGTCGCATCCAGCAAAAACGCGTACTTTTTTCTTACCCAATTTTGTGGGTGTATCTTTGAGGTTTGCACGTTGTATAGCGTATGCGCGTTCGCCCCTGAGGTAGGCACTCTTCATAGTATCAATTTCATCAAGAACAAACTGTGGGCAATCCAATGGATCTGTGACCTTTTCAATCTTACGTTCAGAAGGGGAAAAATAATCTTTCTTGGGCTTACACACGGGGAAACCCATAGAGGAAGACAAATTTATACGATCGACTCCATATACACCATCAATGCCACAAATAGCATGATCAAGTGTGATGGGTGTGATAATATCCTTAGGCTTAACGTCTTGATCGGATGACTGCTGAGTTATCAACTCCTCCATAATTTGAGTTCCGAAATCAGTATAGGCCGCATGCAAAATTTCGCTGTTAAAAGCAGCATTACAATTAGCCTTCTTCGAAAAATCAGTGTGCCAGTGCTCCCAGGAGTTCATATTAGGCGGTGGTCCATGCATAGGAGGCTGATGACAATGCTTAGTAACACTGTTAGATATTATAGTCTTAACTACATCAGAACGAAAAGTCCTTCTTTGGGGATGGGACCCGTAATGATAAAAGGAACACTCTTCAGCCATAAAGTTGGCGGGACACTTACGATGCACTTCAGGTTTAATATCTATCTTGATGCCATAACGAGTAGTACGAAACTCACCCTCAGAAGCTAACTGGACATGAGGCCCATCCTTAAAAAGGAATTTTTCAGCATCTTCGAGATCAGATTTCAACAATGTACCTGAACAACCCAGCCTGGAAGTTTCACTCCCTGCCAGGTGAAAGCCAATAATAGTTGGAGCTCTTGTATCACTAACAAGCGGGGCGCCACAAAGGCCCTTGAAGGTATTG